TCGAAGAACCCTAAAAAACTATGCTTTTTTTAATGCCAGACCCTATCGACAAACCCTAAAATAGATTGGCAAACCCTAAAGAACTTTGATTATCCTTTATTACTCTTCTCTTCCATCACCACTTAAAACCACAATTTTTACAATGCATAGTTTTTCTTACATCTGAACTAAATAATCCAAACAAAGCTCCACCAACAGCTTTCTTCCCAAGTGATATTTTTTCAATATTTGTTGAACCACAAGTAGGGCACTTGGGTTTGTTATCCTCTTCTATCCTCTTATTACTCTCTTGCTGCTGTAATTGAGTTTTGAATTGAGATAATTTCAGTTGGTATTCGATTGGATCTTTCTTTTTGAGATCAATCATTGCTTCAAGAAATTGGCGGTCTGAATCGGAAATATCGTTAATAAGATCAAATTCATTTTCTGAAATAGAAGTATCTGCTAATTTATTTTTACAATAAGGACAGATTGATATGTCTTTATCTTTCATTTCAAAAGGATATATGAAACCTTTATAAAAACTTTTTCTGACATTTCCCACTAATTGACACATTTGATTTGTGCCATTTTTATCACAATAAGAACAAAACATCATATTCATATATATATCGTCATCCTTTTTTAAATATCAGAAGTATTTTATTCAAGGATATTATATCAGAATTATTATGGCAGTACAATATAATTCTGATAGCAATAGTTTTTCTACTATATTTGATGGTTTAATTGGAAAAATTTCACCTGTAAAAAAAGAGATAAAAGAATTTTTTGAATTAGCAAATGCCAAAGGAATTCCATTAGACAAATGGTCAAAGGCAAGTATATCATACATTCTCCTTGCTAAAAGCATTATTTAAAACAATATTGCCATTCTTGTTTATTGTATCTGTATAATGATTTGTATATATCTCAATTGTTGTCTGTAGATTTTTATGTCCTAATCTCTCCTTAATATACATAAAACTAGCTCCATTTTCGTACAATATTGTTCCATGAGTGTGTCTTAAACTATGTGTATCATACTGAGGGAAGTTCAACTGTTTATGAATTATAGAGGATGTATGTTGTGTCGTTCTTGCACTAATATATGAACCATCTTCACGTCTACAAATAAAATTAACTTCATAAGGTGACTTTTCTTGAGATACTTTATTCATTGGTAATATGTCATCAGTTTTAGCATATGTTATCTCATTTTCGCTATAATAATGATTATAGTATTCATCAAAATATGCCCTTGCTTTTAGCTGTTTATTGTGTTCTTTTTTCAGAGCTTCTAATATTACATCGTCAAGTTCTATTGTTCTAAAAGAATTATATTTAGGCTTAGAGAAGTACCAATATCCATTAGATTTAGATGTGCCATTAGTTTTCTTCTTCTCTTCTTCCGATCTTGCTTCGCCTGCTTCCCATTGAACTTGTCTATTAACTGAGAGTGTTTTATTCTCAAAATCAATATCTTCCCATACAAGTCCATATATCTCTCCCAAGCGTAATCCTGTATGATAACCAATCATAATAGGGATATAAGCTGACGAGCCTTCAGGGAATCTTTCAAATATTTTTTGCATAACTTCTTGAGGAATATATACGTGCTTCTTACTTCTTGTAGTTTTCTTTGGTTGTTTCTTTGTTGGAACTACTAAATTTATTGCAGGTGTTGATATGATATAATGTCTGTCTAAAGCATAAGTAAATGATTTTGTTAATAATCCTTTAACTGAGTTTACTGTATTGATTGAGTAACCTTCATCATACATTTTGGTAATGAAGTCTTGCAGAGTATCTTTGGTGATAGTTTTTAGCTTGTATGAGCCGATTTCAGGTTTGATATATAATCTAATCTTTTTCTCATACCCTACAAGTGTAGAAGATTTGCAAGTGAGCTTACAGTCTTTCTCTAACCACATATCTAGGAAATCGGCATATGACATATCTGAAGGTTCAACAACTTGTCCCACATGTTCATATGCTTGCTGTGCTATCTTACCAGCTTCTTTGGCTTCTCTCTTTGTAGCAAAGCCAGATTTAGACTTCCATTGACGTTTGCCATCTATAGAAGCAACTTCAAACCGATATTCATATACTACTTTACCACTGTTACGAGTTCTTGCTTTAATTAATACATCGCCCATAGTCATACTCCTTTCAAGAACAGATGTTCCTTTTATTAGGAGTATAACATACCTCGTCCACATTTTCAATATTATTTTCTCGTCCACATTTTAAATTTACGTGGACGAGATGTGGACATTTCAATATTATTCTCGTCCACATGCACTTTTATAAAAAATAAGAGAGCCTTCGGATTTCTCCAAAGACTCTCCAAAAAGCCTATAAAATCAAGCTTTCTATTTAGAATTTGCCCTCATCAGAAGCCTGCTGAACAGAAACGGCAACTGCTACTGTAGCACCAACCATTGGGTTATTACCCACGAAATTCTTCCGTTTAATAATATATTTCACTATGTCATGTAATGTTCCGTAATAATTTCAAATTAGCCTATTACACGCTATTACCTAAATATTATTATGCTTACCAATATTATTTTTTGAAATATGTTATTTTCTACAATGTTGTCCTGTCGTTGACTTTGCCTGATTCTGACATTATCACACTACACATAACATCAAGTGTCTAACACGTTTTTATTATATCATCACCATCTTTTTTTACAATACTAACGCTTATGAAATATACTAATAAAACAAGGTCAATATTTCTTTACATCCACGCCGGCTTTCGCACCTCTAAAATCCTTTTTTTCATGTCTTTTGCCTGTATAAATCCCTGTTGCATAAGTGTTTCACACGATTCCTCAAGTGCACTTTCTATTCTGCTTAGCATATCATCATAATGCTTCATGGCAAGTTTTTCACCAATCCCGATATTTTTCAACTCACGGCAAAAATGCTCTCGCTTGATTTTATTAATGTCATATTCACATCCAATCGAAACAGCCATCTCCGTAGTACTGCTTGGATAGATCATCGTACATACAATGTCGTAAGCTGGTGCTAATCGTATGGATGCCATATCTGAAGAATAAAGAAGTGATACATTCTTAATATGATTATCTGTATTCCCTATGAGATAGTTGAATACACAGATATCCCATAGTTTTAGCTGATCTTCCATTGGATTCGAGGAATATTTTTTCAAAATATCACACATTCTTTTTAGGTAACCTTCTCCATTATGCTCATATTTATGACCGGATGATATACCCATGGCCTGCGAAAAATCCTCTTGGTGCAGTCGAAACGGAACTGTTAACCCATCCATAACCCTACATTTTTCGTCAATAATTCTATCATACCTATGTGTTGCAAATAACACATCTTCATCTTTACCAGTTCCTACATTTATCACAAAGCTGTCCGGCACATCAATTCCTAGATTTTTGGCTGTCTGTAAACATAGCTGTTCATTGGTTACAATCCCATCTAATCTGACATGACTTTGTTTCACAATATGCGTACTCGGAGCTGCTCCAATTGGTAAATACCATTCATTTGTGTCTATCTTATAATATAATCCAACTTTACCAGAGGCTCCGGTCAGAGACAAATGTGCTTTCGTAACCAACTCTGCCGCTTCTGAAGCACCTTCTTTCGCCAATCTGCATACATCTTCCTTTGTAAGTTTCTGATAACCAGCTTTTGGGACATCCATACCATCTTCAATAATCTGAATAGCACCCAGACATTCCCTCCCCAAAGCAGCTAATATTGTAAGATAATCATATTCATCTGCATGAATCCATCCGGCTACACACTTCCTTGTAAAACCTTCCGGTAGAAGACCTTCAAAAAAAAGGCTTGTTTCTTCTGCCGAAAAGTTTTGCGCCTGCAATGGAAGATGAATTGAAATAGGACAACTTGACGGATTATCCAAATACTCTTGCGCATAGGAAAATACCGCATCTTCAGATCCACTTCCTGTTATCTTACCAACATAGATCTGCTCTCCCTGCTGTTCAATAAATACATGAAAATCTCTCATTTTATTTACCTCGCTTTTCCATACATAAATCCATACCTAAAAGATTTACAATCTCAATCGCCTTTCCAATCTCACACGTTTCCTTTCCTCTTTCCAAATCAGATATAAAGCTGACGCTAAATCCTGTAAATTCAGCGATATAAGCCTGTGTATATCCCAATTCTTTTCTGCGTGTACGTAATTCGTTTCCAAAAGCTTCTGCATCTGCTATTTTCATGACGCCTCCTTGTCGCATAGTCGAACGGCTTATTTTAATATTGCGCAAACTAAAAAAGGTCGAACGGCTTATTTTTAATATATTTATTTTATACTAAGCCGTTCGGCTATGTCAATACCAGATGTGATATTTCATTCCTTCATAAGCCACCCTTGCCACCTCGATATCCATGTTGCAGCCACGAAATTCTTCCGTTTAATAATATATTTTCACCATGTCATGTAATGTTCTGTAATGATTTCAAATTAGCCTATTACACGCTACAAGGTCAGTCTTTCCTCACCATGATGATTCCAAGACTGACCTTATTGTCACTAATTCATATTCTGTTGCAATTCTTTTATGTTGTCCAAATCAGACAAATCCATTCCTTCATATATCTCAACAAAATCTATCAATGTTGATTTACGAACCTTTAGACTACCTAACCGAAGTGCAGGTAATAGTTTTCTGTTAATCAGCTCATATACCAGATGCACATTCACCCCTAATACCGCTGCCGTCTCACGCACATTGTACAAAAGCTTTTCGTCTTTTAAATCCTTTTTATCCATTTTACACCATCCCTCCTAAATGTGTTCCTAAAATCGTATTTGCATCAGTTTTGTAAAAATTAATAAATCTAAAAAGCATCTGAATACTCATTCCCTTTGAGCCTTCCTCAATTCGTGCATAATGACATAAACTCATATCCATTTCCTCAGCCTCCTTCATCTGTGTCATTTTTCTTTTTTCACGTAAATCTCTTATATTATTTCCAATCACATATGGATCAAATTTAATTCTGCTCACTTCTGCCACCTCCATCAATTAACATCCATACTCCTCTGCATGTGATATTTTTCTCTTACTCATAATAAATTATCTCCTTTACGATTTCGTATTGGAGAGCTCCGGCGCCTTCACTCTCGTGACGTGCTCTCTCAAGCACATGTTTATTGTATATTGTCATGGATGAATTGCCGACCGTGTTTACGCGACAATTTTGTCGTGTTAACACGACATTTGCATCTGCTTCTAATATACTTAAATATTTTTTACAGATAGGACTTCCGTTCGAAGCCAAAAAAAGAATCCATGCCTTCCCGCATGAATTCTTCCAATATATAATTAACATATTTGAAAAATCATATCCATGTACCATTACTTGCATATCCATAATAGTAGTTAAAATAGAATCAGTGACCATCTTTTCAAGATTTAACCCTGAAACACCACCACTAATACTTTTTGCAGCTTCCATCCACATTGAGTCAATCCAATTATCTAAGATAAGGGCTAAGGCTCCTCCTTCTGGACTTGTTTTAATTGACAGGTTTTTCATCAACTCTCTATATGTTGCCAATCCCTTCTTTTTGTTACCCGTTCCAACCAAACTTCTTTCTGGGGATAAATCTGCATCTGCTACAACAAATCCTTTTGCCATAACATGTTCTTTTATCGTCTGCAATAAAAAAGTTTTTCCACTACCATAATCACCTGTTAAGAACCGAAATGTAGAACCACCCTCTTGAATTATTTCAATATCCTTTCTCTCTGCTGAGACCTGGATTTTCTCAAACTGCGAGTGCGACATGATAATACAGTCATAGTCACCTGTCGCAAACCTTGATACGAACTGCTTTCTGCGGCTCTTTTCAAAATCACGCTCTGTGGCAACCAGGATATTTGCTGACGGATAAAGTCTTAAATACTCTGATGCAGTCTGACCGATAAGCGGCTTTGGAACAACCATGATTGTCTTATTGGCAAGTCCGAGTCTCTTCTGCTCCATGCAGGCAGCCATCATCTCAAAGGACTTTCCTGCACCTCCTTTATCCGTGTTTTGTATATCTCTTCCACCAGCACGCCTGTCTGAATCTTTTAGGTTTACGGCTAGATACTCATTAGAGACATCTCTGTCCTAATGCCATCTAGTTAGGGAGAAAATCTCCCTAAACCCCTCTGTTTATGAAAGTGGGGGCGTTTTTTGCCCCCACTTTGCTACTTTGGGGGCGTTTTCTGCCCCCACTTTGCTATTTTGGGGGCGCTTTCTGCCCCCCCCACTTTATAACTGCCTTTCATCCGGATTTTGTCGTGTCCGAATTGCGGGGGCGCTTTTTGCCCCCACTTTGACATTTTTGGGGCGCTTTCTGCCCCCACTTTGCTGTTTTGGGGGCGCTTTCTGCCCCCACACAGCATTTGGATTAATACATATTATTTAGCGTAATATTATTTCTAGATTTAATTATTGGAGTTAGATGATTAGTGTAAATATTCATTGTAACATTTATATTTTTATGTCCCAATCTTCTCTGCACATAAACCATATCTGCTCCATTTTCAATTAACATTGTTCCATGTGTATGTCTTAAACTATAAGTATCATAACCTGGAATATCCAGTTCTTTATGAACAGCATTAGAAACATTCTGTAATGTTCGTGAAGTCACATATGAGCCGTCTTCTCTCCTGCATACAAAATCTACTCCGAAATCAGTTTCTTTAGTAGATACTTCATTTAGTGGAATTTCTTTTTCTTTATTTTTTTGAACCGAAAACAATAATTGAAATTCTGAATAATACTTCTTATAGAATTCACCATAATACTCCTCATCTCCCTTCTGTTTTTCATACTCTTCTTTCAAAATAGAAACAAGTACATCATCAATATCAATAACCCTGTACGATTTATATTTTGGTGATGTAAAATACCAATATCCCAACGATTCTGACGTTCCATTAGTTTTTTTGATGTCCTTTTTTGAGCGTTTAACCTGACGCCACTGTATCTGTCTATTTACATTTATCACTTTATTGTCAAAATCAATATCATCCCATACCAAACCGAAAACCTCTCCCGGTCTCATCCCTGTATGATACGCTATCTGTAGTGGAACAAATGAAGATGTTCCTTTAGGAAACCTTTCAAATAAAGAATCTATATTATCTTTTGTTAAATAAATATGTTCTTTCCGTCTTGTTGGTTTATCGGGTTGCATATTTTGTGGAATTACAAGCCTATTAGCAGGTGAAGTCATTATATAATGATTTTCTAATGCATAATTAAATGATTTTGTCAGCAAACCTTTAATTGAAATAATAGTATTTATTGAAAATCCATCATTATATAAATCTGTTATAAAAGTCTGCAATATCTTTTTATCTATACTGGATACTCTATATCCCCCTAATTCCGGTTTAAGATATAATCTGATTTTTTTCTCATAGCCATATAATGTACTTTCCTTACATGTCAGTTTACAATCATTTTCCATCCATAAATCCAAAAAATCAGCATATGAAATATCCCTATCTACCATTACCTGTCCCACATTTTCATATTCAGATAATGCTTTTCTTCCAGCTATTCTTGCGTCCCTTTTACTAGCAAATCCAGATTTTGATTTACGCTTTCTTTTTCCATCAACACTTGCCATCTCAAATGAATACTCATATACTTTTTTGCCAGACCTCAAAAAACGTTCTCTTACCATAATCTCACTCATATAATTCTCCTTCCACCTAATGAATATATAAGTAATACTAATAAATCGACTCTTTGAAATCTATGACCTGCGAGGCTAAAAAATTTAACAAAGTATTTTTTCGCGTCAACAAAAATACAAAGTATTTATTCTCACGTCAACGAACCGCAATTTTTCATTATTTTGCGCCAACAAACTAAAAAAATGTTGACGCGATGTTGACGCGGAGCTATTTAGATACCTCCTTTAATATGAGAATATAAAAAGAGACTTCCGTCTTAATTTAAACGGAAGTCTCCAAAAAGCCTATAAAATCAAGCTTTCTATTTAGAATTTGCCCTCATCAGAAGCCTGCTGAACAGAAACGGCAACTGCTACTGTAGCACCAACCATTGGGTTATTACCCATTCCGATAAGTCCCATCA